CAAAAACATGATACAATTATTAAGAATAAGGAGGATTTTTAAATGATGACCAATGATATTTTACAACAATTATCCAAAGAGGAATTAATCAATTACATAACTCGTCAAAATGATTTAATTCAAAAGTTATCAACTTTAGTTGTGGTAAAAGACCAAGAATCCAGAACATTAACCCAGTTATATACTTCAAAAGTAGAAGAATTACAACGATTAAGCGATTATCATAACTCATATTTAAATTTAATGAAACAAGAAGTAGAAATTAATACATTTAACTCTGTAGCTGCAGCTAATGAATTTATCTCAAATAATAATCTTGCTAATGAGGAGATAGAACAAAATGCCCCCGATATATAGAAATGATATGAATGGACAAGTAAAGATTCATATTCAAATTAGTGTGGGAACTCAAGTTTTTAATATTCCTGTTAATCATTTTTCATGTATTCCAGATGAATTTACTAGTAGTATTGATTTGGAGATACCTGGTACTCGTGTCAGACTTCCTATTTTTTCACCAGTGTTTCCAACAACATTGCCTCAAGAATCAACCACACTGTTTCATGAACCTCTAATTAGTAGACTTGTAGAACTAGATTTTTAATTTAGGAGTATCATATGTGGGTACCTGCAACTTGTGATGATAAACAATGTATAGTTAATACAGATTATTTAGTTGAAGTTTATGATTTAGATTGTGATGAAGTAGTTGCATATGCTATAGATAGTGAGTTTCCATATTTAATCCCTCAGGATGTATTTATTTCCTATTTACAAGGAGATGAAATAACTTGGAAAACTCAAACTATATCTACTTCACAATCAAATAGTGTATTACCGTTTAATATTTTAAAATGATGAAAGAATATTTAAATAAAGAAATTGTATTAAATACTATTGAAGAAGAATTTGATAAAATTCCAAATGGAAGAATAAAGAAAAATATTCACAATAAGATTATGGATAGTATTTGTACACTAACTGCTGAACCTGTTTTTATTCTTAAACTCGGGTATTGGAAAAAAGCTAAGTATGGAATTGTTTGTTCAAATTGTAACTTCAAGATAGAAGATAATCAAGTTTGGAACTATTGTCCGAATTGTGCAAGTAAAAATATTTATTAAAATGTATTTACAAATGTATTTATTTAATGTATAATAATTATAAATAAATTTTATTTTAATTATGAAAGGATTGTTCATGACATTTGAAGGGAAGAAAAATAGAACATTAACAATAAGGGTTAGTGAACAAGAACTAGAAGCTATTAAAGCTCAATCAAAATATAATAATAAATCTCAAGGTAATTATTTACTTGATTTGGTTAAACGAGATATTTTAGCTTCTCAATCTGCAGAATCAACTGTGGAGAAGGGATTATAATTGTTACCACAAGAAATATACTGCTCAAAAGAGGATTGTAAATATAGAGGTAAAAATAGTTATGTAGTTACTTGTGATTATATGCTACAAACTGGACATCGACGTGGGTGTCCAATTGGAGACGAATGCACCCGATATGAATCTGGTGTAAAGGTACATTCTTGGAGTAATTATTGGCAATACATAACTAAACCTGGTACAAAATAATTTACAGGAGAAATTACAATGGCAATATATTCATATGCTAATTTGACTAAAGGAGATAAAAAATTTATTGATGGTTTTGATTATGTCCAGTCATTTATCTATGATAATAAAGAAAACATTATAGATGTTTTAACTGAATCCTTTTCAGAATATTCCATACTTTCTACCTTGGTTTATGAAATTGCTAATTCTACATTAGAAGAATTATTAAGACAACTAATATTATTAAAGCAAGATTTAGTGATATCTAGCGTTGAAAGTTATGAAGAATATAATGTAGCAATGCAAAAATTACCTTAAGGTTCATGTATATTTGTTATAAGAAGTGTGTATATTTGTATGTAAATACACACTTCTTTTTTTCATATAAATCAAATTATTTTATGCTAAATATAATATATATGTATGCATTTTTAATTTTAATTTTTTGCAAAGAATTAAGGAGTTATAATACATGGGTTTTTTACACGATGCAATAATGGAATCAAATGAATTAGAAATTGATTCTTTAATTACAAAGTTGGATATGAAACCAACAAAACCTGAAAAAATTGAAGAAGACCAGTGTGCGTCAGAACAACCTCAAGAAGAGTTAGAGGAGCAATTAGTAGATATTGAAGAATATCTTCCTGATGAAGCTTATATACAAGAATCAGTACAATTAAAAGAAGAAACCAAGACTCTTCCAGATAGGTATATGAAGGGAAGACCTGGTTCTCCAGAGTACAGTGCTAATGAAAAAAGAAGAGAAAGAGAAGCACAATATAGAAAACTAGCTAATATAGATAAAGATTTTGAAATAACTGCAGATAATATTAATCGGTGGGCTTTTAATAGGGTTTGTTCCGATTTTAGATGTGACCCCGAAAGATTTAAAGCTGAGTTATTAAAACAACCATACACTGGATTAGAAAGATATGAAGAGGATTAATACATGAAGTTTAAATTAGTTGAAGATACTGCTGCAGAAAAAGTTGCAGAACAAGAAATTGAATCATTACCTGACCAAGAAGAAACACTTGTAAAACAAGTAATGAAAAGAATCAATTTTGAACCTATTGCTAATCCTTCTCAAATTCATAACGCATTAGATGACGCATTAAGAACTGCTATAAGAGCTATAAAATATGGGAAGAAAACAGCAGGAGCTGCTGCTAATATTTTATTAGTAGGACAAGCTGGTACTGGAAAATCTGCTATTGTTAATCAATGGGCAAAAGAAAGAAATATTAATTTAGTAGCTAAAAATGCTTCTTCATTCGATAAAACAGATATGGGTGGAGCTGTAGCTGCTAAGGTAGATGACCAAGGTAAGACATTAAATCAAGTTACAAGATTATCTAACTCTGAATTTGATTCTTTAGGTACTGCAGGTTCAGTATTATTTTTAGATGAATTAAATAGAGCAGATTCTGAAATCATGGGCTCTCTTTTAACTTTAATATTAGACCATAAAGTTCCCGATACATCAGCTGAAGGCGGTATGAAATTTTATCCTGGATTTTTATTTACAATTGCTGCTATCAACCCAGCTGATGAAGCTTATGAGGGTACAAATGAATTAGATACAGCAATGAGAAATAGATTTAGAAGGATTGATGTATCAGTTGACTTGCCTCAATATAAAAAACATCTTATAGGAGAATTACAACAAGCTTTAAAGATTGATGAGCAAGCAGTTCAAGAAGACCCAAGTCAATGGAACATTGAGGATTTAACTGCTTCTCAAGGAAGATTAAAATTGGCTTCTGCTATTTTAAGTTCTCCTATGTTTGAATTTGATGATATCGAAGCAGAAAGAGAAGCTACTGAGAATCAATCTTCTACATTATCTCCAAGAAGTTTTAGTGCTATCATTAGAGCTTGCAATGGTACTAAGGACGATTTAATTAAATTATGGCCTGACTATTGTAATCCTAATAAATTAGATACAATTGAACAAATTCTCACTGATTATGTAGATGTAGATGATAAAGCTAACGATGCATTAAGATATAAAGATGGTGTAGCTCCTGAGGAAGAAGAATCTATATTTGGAAAAGAAAGTGCTTGGGATAAGTTACAAGGTCTTTTATAAGTAAAGAGGTAAATCAATATGTCAATGACAAAACTGGAAAAAGGTACTAGAAGTGCTCTCGCAAGATTTATGCGTCAGCAAGGTTATGTTACTTATGCAGGCTTGTTATTAAAATTTGATTTAAACTTTCATCAACCTCCAGGGATTTTTGCTGCAGCAATGGAACCTGGAAAATATAGAATATTAATAAATCCTATTATTGATGATAAAGAAGCTCTTTCTTTATTGATACGACATGAAATATTACATGAGTATCTTAAACACAATGACAGATTATTAAAACATCTTGCTAAAAAAGCCGGTTTAAATTATGATGAACTAGATGATATGTCATTGAAAGAATTAGATAGAAAACTTAAATCAAATGATATTTTTAATATTGCGGCAGATTATGAGATATCTAATCGTGGATATACAGAATTAGATAAACAAATGCAACGTGATATTGGACAATATTTAAAATCTAATCAGCAATTAAGAGGTTTGGTTACAGAAGATGACCACCCAGAATGGGTAAATTTACCTGTAGAAGAAATGTATGATAGATTAATTGCTGAAAGAGAACAAGCAAAGAAAAAGTTGGAACAAGAAGTTCAAGAAGATGAATCAGATGTTGTTGATGTAGTATTTATTTCTAAACGTATGGCATTTGACCCCAAGAAACAAATCTTTTTAGGACGAAATTAAAATGATGGAGGTTTAGTTTAACCTTGAAACGTAAATTATTAGAAGGATTACAAGTTATAAAAGGTCAGTTTATTGATGACCACACATTTGTAGATGAATCTGGAAATCCAGTAACATTAATTGGATATGACAGTCAAGATGATTCTACATCATCTTCATCATCACAATCCTCATCTTCTTCTGATTCTTCTTCTGCTTCAAACAATCCTGCATCGTCTGGAGAATCGTCTGGGACAGATATGTCGACCGGAAATAAATCAACTGAAGATGATTCTGCAGCTAGTTCAGGCAATCAACAATCATCTTCTGGAGAAAACGGGTCCGAAACTGATGACTCATCACAAGCTACTAGTTCAGAAAATTCAGGTTCAGGAAATCAAGGTGACCAAGGAGATGGAGATGATTCAGAAGATTCTTCTGAATCTGATTCTGAAAATCAATCATCAGATTCTGAACAACAATCTTCACAAAATCAATCCCAAGAAAATGATGATGATGAAGAAATAGAAGAACCGGACCCGAATAAAAAATATAGAGATACAAATACTGGTTTAATTTATAAATGGAATCCTCAACAAGGAATTTTTGAACCATTAATTGATTAGGAAATTTATAATGAGATTAAACGAAGCAGAAAATTCTCAAGATATATTTGTCTATGAGGATACCAATACAGGAATAAAATATATTTATAATGGTGAAAAACTAGTTCCAATTAATTCTCCTTCTGAATCATCTAACGACCCATTTGATAATTTAAGACCTAAATTAGATGAAATTGATAAGGAAACTTTGGAAAAAGAAGATAAAGAGAGAGAAGAACAAATTCAAAAAGAACTAGCCGAATATGAAGACACTGCAGGACAAGAAGGAGCTAATAGTGAAGAAGCTCAAGCTAAACTACAGGAAATTAGTGACCTCTTAAATGATGAAGCTACTTCACAAGCATTATTAGATGAAACAGAAAGAATTGTTCGTCAAGATTATCAAAAGAGAGCTAAAGAGAGAAAAGAAGCTGAAAAAGCGGCAAATAAATATTCTGCAAATAATGGAGTTGCAGAATTTGTTCTGGATTTGAATAAATTAATTGCTAAAGAAATCAAGAAAAATCGAAAAGATGATTGGGGAAAAATAAATAAAAAATACAGTAGGTCTGGTTTATTAAAACCGGGACATTCAATGAAAAAAAATCCTCAAATTCCACGATTATTTGTTTACTATGACCAATCAGGTTCTTGGGGTCCTGGAGATATTAAAATTGGTGACCAAGCAATTGGTACTTTAAATACTTATGTAAAGAAAAAACAATTAGTTATTGAAGTGTACTTCTTTGCCAATCATATTTATACTAATCCGGAAAGTGCAAGAAATGAAGGTGGTACTGGTGCTGGCGCAGAAATAATTAAACACATTGCAGAAGCTAGACCAGACAATGTTGTTATTTTAACGGATGATGATTTTGATTATTGGGATGAAATTAAATCTGCAGGTCAAGTAACAGTTCCTGGCGGTGTATTTTTACTTTTCAGAAGAGGTCAAGTTTCTAAGCGATTAGTTGATAGAGTGCATGGGAAAAGATTAACAAAAATTTATTCATTCTAAATTGAGGATATACATATGATTCAATTAACAAACGAAGAAAAACAATTTATTCAAGAAAAACTTAAGCCGTATTTAAAAACGGATAATTGGGAAAAAATCAGACAAATATGTTCAGATAAAAGCAAAATTTTATGCTTTTTAGCTGAAGCTGGATTAGATGTATTTTCTGGACTTACTGCAGTTCCCACTAATATGTTTGCACAATCTGCATTAACTCATATTACTATTCCTAGTTACATTGATGTTATTAGGGACAAAGCATTTTCTGGATGTTCAGATTTAACATCGGTAACCTTCGAAGATGGTGTAGAAACTATTGAAAAAGAAGCTTTTGCATACAGTGGCATTGTACAAATAAAGCTGCCCGAATCGGTTATAAATATTAAACCTGGAGCTTTTAGAGGGTGTGCTAATTTAAAACAAGTTATTATCCCTGACAGTGTAACAGTGCTTTCTCCTGGAATTTTTGAAGATTGTTCAGACGTTATAGAAATTTTTGCAAATTCTAGAAAAAATATGCCTAAACGAAATAAATTAAAATGTAATTCAGAAGAAGTTGAGTGGTATATGAAACATCTTAAAGTATTAGGAGAATAAGTAATGAGTTCATTATATAAGAAAATTGTAGAAAGTATTGAAGCTAAAGCATTAAATGAGGCTTGGTCTGAATCTATGCCTAATTGGTTAAAACCAAGACTGCAAGCTACTGCTTATTATTCAGATAGAAATGCAGCAGCTAAAGTTTATAAAAGACAACAAAGAACAGGTGAACCCCTGTCAGTTGCTCGTATGCATTTAGCAGGAGATAATTCTTCTTTTGACCAAGCTGATTATGCTAACACTCGTGATGGAAGAGTGGGTGAGAATTTATTTAGAGCATTTAAAGAGGCAGGCATAGATCTACAAAATGTAAAGTTTATTGAAGGTGAAATTCCTACAAAAAAATCTGACCCTCGTATTCAACCTCCAAATATCGGAATTTGGAATATCCCAGCAACAAAACAAGTATATGCTAAGGGGTTAAATGATTTAGAGAAGTTAATGTCTTCGAATGCTTTACCTGATTCAAAATATATTAATTATAGATTTGAACATTTACCAATTAAAGCATTAGCAGAAATGAGTGACCATTTTTGCTATATTGATGGCAATTCAATAGCAAAGCGTGATATTAATGCTGTACAGAGAGAAAGAATTGAACATTCTGAGTGGGAAAGACATAATCCTACTGAAGTTAGACAACCTGAATACGGGTGGGGTTATCCATTAGACCCATCTGGTTATCCAAAAGTTCCTTCTTCAGAAAGATTAAGAAAGAAATTAGAAAAATTAAAAGCTGCTAAGTGGGCCGATAAATTTAAAGAAACAGAAGAAAATTTAAGAGAATTGCATTCTGATATAGGACAAGTATTAACACAGTCAGATTGGTCTGATGTGGGATTATCTCAAACAATACAAGGGGCTTTAAATAATTATCAAAATGCAGTTAATGATTATAAATCTGCTCAAGTTGCTGTAGACACATATATTGCTAGGTATGGAAAAGATACAGATGAATTTTTACAGCAAATAAATCAGGGATATTATTCACCTATTAAACGATTAGATGAAGCTAAATATTATATAGATAATTCTAGAAAATTAATTAATAAATTTGTAATGTCTCCGATTGAATTTTAACGAAAGGAAATTAATTAATGAAATTTTTATTTGAACAATGGCAACAAGATGGTTCTAGAAAACTTATGGGAACTGATACTACAGTTGAAGAAGCTGTAGAAGCTACTGTAAAAAACAAATCAGGTGAAGAATCCGAATTTGATTTCAATGGACAGTATGTACACATGGGTCCTGGTGCTTTTGCTGTTAGAGGTACAGAAGATGCTTTAGGAATATATATTAATGAAGATAGAGTTGTTCCTCCTGCATATGTAGAGTTTGAGGAAGAGGAATCAGAACCAACATATACATTAACTAAAATTGAAATTACTGAAGAACCTACAAAAGTAGTTTATACTGCAGGTGAAGCATTAGACCTGACAGGATTAGTTATTAAAGCCACTTATACTGATGGTACTTCAGAAGTATCTGAACTCCTTGGAGTTAATGAATTTGTATCTGTTCCGGCAAATGGTGATACATTAACAACTGATGTTACTGAGGTTGTTGTTAAAGCAGCCGAAGACAATAGCTTTACAGATAGCTTTACTATAACAGTAAATGCAGCAGCTGAAAACCCAGATAATGGTAATGCCTAAAAAATAAAGAAGTTTGAAAGATGGTATTAGCAGATTATAGAGAAGAAATACAACTTAAATTAACTGGTGATTTATTAGAATCAGAAATTGACGAAACTACTCTCAATAAGATTATTAATTCTGCAATGAGAGAATTACAGAGATATTATACAAGTACAAGATTAATCACCATTCCATTTAAATCATGTATAGATTTATCTGACCCAGAAGATACAAATGAAGAACAATTATTTGTTAATTCTGTAGTAATGGTTTATCGTACAGAAAATTTAAGTGGTAGCAATTCAGGAGCTGGGTTTACGGACCCTATGCAAGTTGCTCAGTGGCAATTAGTCAGTGGTATGGGTAATCTTAGGAATTTCCAAGATGCAGTATATAATTATAGTGCTTGGACCACATTAGGACAATTACGAAATACTACATCTACTGATTTAGCATTTCGTTTTGATAAATCCACACATAAATTATATATAAATATTTCAGCAGGAACTCCAAGTACTATTACTGTAGAATATATACCTGTTATACGAGATGTTTCTGAAATTAATTCTGAATATTGGCAAGATATGCTTATGCGATTAGCTTTAGCTTTAACAAAAGTAACAATAGGAAGAATCAGAACTAGGTATGCACAAGCAAATGCTTTATGGACTGGTGATGGTGAAACTATTTTAGCTGAAGGTAGAGAAGAGCTCAATAGTTTAAGAGAAATGTTATTAACTAATTCAGAATTAACATATCCTATAGATTAATTTTTTATTTATGAAGGAGATTTAAATGTCACAATATATTAATGAAGCGTTTAAACAATATCATCTTCTTGAAGATTCTCAGGAGTTTGCATTAAGTCCTGAAGGAATTGACAATTTAGGGTCCTTTATGTCAGATGCTATGTCTGATGATGATATAGCTGTTGAAGTAATTGACCCTGAAGCAAATACTGAAGATGACCTTAAACAATCCTATGTTGGAAAAATTATTTGTGATTGTAATGTATGTCATTCTCATGTTTTTTACAATAAAGAAGATATAGTTGTGGATGAAAATGGCGTTGCAAACATTGATGATGAGTGTCCTTATTGCATGTCTACAGATGGTTATACTATAATCGGTGAGATTCAACCTTGGTCAATTGCTACTGAAGATGATATGCAAGAAGAAGAACAAGAAGAAGATGAACCTATTGAAATCTCAGAAGAAGAACCTGAAGTTGAAGAAGTTGAGACTGAAGAAATAGTCGAAGAATCATTAACAGAAGGAATTGAGAATGTTGTCATCGAAACTGAAGATGAAGCCATGACAATGGCAGTTAAAGAAGATGGCGGTATTACAGTTGATACTGCTCCAATTCAAGAGGAAGAAGTTATAGAAGAACCTGTTCCTGAAGATATTCCTGGATATTCTGATGAAGTAATTGCTCCTGTAGAAGCAGAAACTGAAGAAGAAATTTTAGCTGAAGAACCTCCAGCAGATGAAATTCCTGCAGAGGAAGAACCTACAGACCTTCCTACAGAAGAAGAAATTCCTGAAGAAGAGGAAACTCCTGAAGAAGCTGCAGATGAAGAAGATGTATTTGTTGATGAATTTGATGAAGATTCCTTTAATGAGTTAGGAGAATCTTATCTCAGAAAAAATTATAATAATGTAAGTTCTTTTAAGACTACACAGGTAAAAGTACAAGAAAATTTATTAACTGTAGATGGAACTATTACATTTAAGAGTGGTAATCAAAAGAAAACTTCATTCGTATTTGAAGCTTTATCTACTACAAATAATAAATATTTATTTGAAGGTTATAATACTCAAATTACTCCAAATACTAAATCATTTAAACTTAATTGTTCTATTCAAGGACAAAAACTTATTCCGGAATCTCTCAAATATAATTATTCTGCAATGAATGAACTTAATGAATCAGTAGCAATTAAAGGTTCTGTAAAAACTTTAAAGAGGAAATAATTATGAGTGAGCCATTATATTTTAAAGCATTTATTACAAATTTAGGAAAATATAATGAAGGTGAACTTGTAGGTGAATGGGTACAATTTCCTATTGATGAAGATGAATTTAATAACATTTTAACTAGAATTGAAATCGGACCTCAATATGAAGAATGGTTTGTAACAGATTATGACTGCAATTTACCAGATTTTAATGCCTATACATTAGGAGAATATCCTGGATTTGCTAAACTTCAACATTTTGGTGAATTACTTACTGATGTTTCTGACCCAGAAGCTGTAGCAAATGCTTATGAAGTTGTTCAAGATTTAGAGGAAGCTGTTGAAGGTATCGACAATGGTGACATTAGATATTATCCTGGAATTACTTCTTGGCAAGATTGGGGATATTATTTAACAGAAATGGTAGGTGGACCTGAACAATTAGGTGCTGATGAGATTGAAAGATATTTTGATTATGAAGCTTTAGGCAGAGAATTATCATTTGATAATTATGGGGAAGATGATGAAATGTCTGCAGGAGAATATTTCTGTGGAGATGAAGATGCTTCCGATACCGAAATTGGTGAAGCCTATGTTGCTGATGTTGGAATTGAAGGCGTAGCAAATCCTGAAAATTATTTTGATTTTGAAGAATTTGGCAGACAAAATGGTTTCGATTGTACCTTTACAAAAGACGGATTAGTGGAACAAATATAATGCAAGAAAATAAGTATGGAAAATTATTACATCCCGAAATAAAGATACATCGTCAATATTTTCGTGAAATGTGTAAATTAATCGGAATATATGTATTGTATCGAGCCCCTAAGGATGATAAACATTATACTACTTATGGTGAAATTGATTCACATTATGAAGAACCTAAACTAATAGGTTGCATATTTGATGAACATCCAACACAACAAACACTTAAAAAAATTGGGTGGATGTCAGAATTAGATGGTAATTCTTCATTAATTCATGTAGACTATGATTTGGAAGGATTACAACAAGGGGCATTATTTATTATCCCAAGTGGCTTAGATGATGGGAAAGGCAGATTATTTAGAGTTACTAAGCTGACTAATTCCATTGTATATCCTGCATCTATCACTTGTGAAATAGTACCAGAATATATTAATGAATTTGATAAAACTCTTGATTATGAGTCAAATACAGATAATTTAAATATTCTGGGAGGAGAAATTGTTAGGCCAGTTGTACAGATGGATGAATTAGAATTACAGTTGAAGTTAAACGATACCATTTAAGCTCATGAATCTTATTGTTTCTTATACTTTTGAACAACCCTTTATCAATCAATTAATTGCTAAATTTATTGATGATATACACCGAAAGCTATTAGTAACAGATTTATCAAAATTAGATTTATGGCTACAGGTGGAGTATGGATTGCCCCAAAATATTACTTGTAAAAAAATAATAGAATTTGGGTGTAAACATTTAGAAATAATCCAAGCTACCAACAATTATATAATTCAATTTAATTCTACTGTATATTATCCTAACACTTCCATAAGATTGATAACCTTACTCAAAACAATTTCATATGGGACCAGGCATTTTAGAGGTAATGCCATATTATTAAATGAGTTTAAGTTATTGAATATGAATTTAGATATTTTATATGATAAGTATAAACTTTTAGGAGTAGTTATTTAATGGCAACATATTTATATGATGAAGCATTGCTTGAAAAATTAAGAGGTTGGACTCATAATACTCAAATCACAGTATTAGGAGTAAATGACACTACAAGATTATTTGAGCAACTTGGAGATACTAAATCAGATACTCCTATAAAATTGCCATTAATCACTTTAAGCAGAAGCAGAGGGTATACTATAATTAACTCAGGAACTACTAAACGTATGATGAGTTATGAAGGTGTGTCTTATAATAAAAGTATTTATAATAAAGATACAGAAGATGCTTTTGCTACTACTGATACAATAAGTGCTATTCCGGTATCACTTTCATATCAATTAGATGTGTATACTAAATTTGCTAAAGAAGCAGATATTCTTATGCGTAATCTAATTTTTAATTTAATAAATTATCCCGCATTTGAAGTTGAAATTCCTACTTCACATACTACTCATGTTGCAAGAATTACTTTAAATGATACTGTAGAAGATAATTCGGATATACAGGAGAGATTTGTGCCAGGGAATTTTACACGGTTATCAATACTATTTACTGTTGACGATGCTTACTTATGGGATGTTAGAGAACTTCGTGATACGACCATTGATATTATTTTAGATAGTACAAATGAATCATGGGTTTGGAATGAAGAACACACAAAAGTTGAATATCCTGATTTATCAAAAGAACAGAGATTTGAACTTCCTGACCCAGTAACTCTTATTTAAATAAGGAGAATAAATTTAATGCAAAGAATTATTATAAGTGAATCAGATTTAACTTCTAACGTGGAAATTATGTCTTCTTATGATGTAGCTTATGTACCAGGTTTCATGTTTGCAAGTGATTCTGACATTATGAAGTATTACAGAAAACCAACCTTATTTACTAACAAATATGATTTTGTAGCTAAAATTGGTTCAACTGTTCCTACTTTTAATAATGCACAGTATTATCCTGTATTTGTAGCCAATCAGTCAGATGGCTTTACCAAAAAAGCTATTCCTGATGGTGGAGTGATGTTTGCTCCTGGTGACGCAGATTTAGGATATAGAATTGCCCTTTATTTATTAAATTTAGGTATTCCTGTATACTATGAAGTAATGAACAATACTACATCAGGAAACTTACAATCAATTTATACATATTCTAAGATAGATGCTACACAAGAAGTATTTAATCCTAGTATAACTTATTATAGGACTTCAAATACTGCAGGTGAAACATTTGATTACTCAACAAATATTACTCCTGATTCAGCTGTAACAGTTACAAAAAATACATTTGTAACTAAGGTTGGTAAAAAAGATGGAACTTATGTATTTTCTGGTAGCGTAGTAAACGATGCTTTAACTTGGACATTAAATGACGAAGTAGTTGATATTGCACAATATGGTATTGTTGTTGCTAATACTTTTACTCCAGATGCGTCTGTAACATACACAATCACTGTTTCTTATGAATATGCAACTGCAGATGAAGTAACCCAAACAAATATTGCTCCTGGAACAACAGGTTCTTGGTTTGAAGAAGCTGAAAATATTACAAGCTTTGACCCTAATGTATCTTATTATACATTAACAGTTACAGAAAATGCTCCTATTACTGTTCCTGCTATGTATGCTGGATTAAAGAATAGATTTATCGATGCTCCTAACTCTGCAGATTCTTCATTTGACAGTGTTGGTGATTATTCTGTTAAATATATCACTTCAGGTGGATATCCTACATTTGAATATTGTTTCCAAGCATCTGGTTCCGCATATCCATTAATGACAGGTATGATTGAATTAGCAGCAGCAAGAGGAGATGCCATTGCTCTTATTGACCACACTAATAATCCTACAAGAGATTTATATCCTTCAACATTAGGTGGTTCTGGTAATGCTGTAATTGATGTAATTAGAGCTATGGGTGCTAATATTGACGCTGGTGATTTTGCTGCAATGTTTACTCCTTGGTATGAATGTTCACATGGTGCTATTACTTCAGGTGCAAGCTCAGCATTTGTTCCTGCCTCAGTTGCTTACTTATCAGCTTTAGCTGTTCAATTAAGAAATTATAATCCTTGGTTAGCTGTTTCTGGTGTAACTCGTGGTAAAGTTCCTAACTTAGTAACTTCTGATTCTTCTGATACTTTACACACTGTAGCCAGATTAACCAATAATATTGCAGATGCTTATCAAACACTTCCTACAGATGCTGGTATTACACAAGTATCAATCAACCCAATTACTTATATTAGAAATGTTGGATATTGTATTTGGGGTAACAGAACATTAAGAAATAATAATGTAGGTACTTCTGCATTATCATTCTTAAATGTAAGAGGAATTGTATCTGATATCAAAAAACTTATCTATGAAGCATGTCAGACAAATTTATTTGAACAAAATACTGATATTACTTGGATAAATTTCAAATCAGTTATTACTCCTTTACTTGATAGAATGACTTCAAATTATGTCTTACAAGATTATTCTATTACAAGGTACATGATTGACCCTGTAACTGGTGAAAATGTTCCTGCATATAAAGTATTAGCAGTTATTAGAATTCAACCTATTAATTCTATTGAGGTATTTGATTTAACTGTACAACTTGAAAATGCAGAAGTTGTAGTTGCAGAAATTTAATTTAGGAGAAAGGATAAATAATGGCACAAAAAGCACAACCAACGAGTGTAGGTTCTTATCATTTTTCAGCCAACAAATCAGTTTATGAAATTCAAAGAGGTAATAACTTTGAATTTGTTATCGATGCTAAGCTGAACGGATTAGTTGCCTATGGAATGGAATCCAAAACATTCCCTAATGCTCAAGAATATATTAGATTATCAGTAGCTTCTTCTTCTGTACCTCACTATGAACAATCAGTTATTGAAGTAAGAAGAGGAAATACTGCAGTTAAGTATGCTGGCCCTATGAGCTGGGGTTCTGGCTCACTTGTTTGCTATGATTTCATTGGCGCAGAAACCAAAGACATTTTAATGGCATGGCAAGCAAAATCTGGTAATCCTTTATATCAAACAGTTGCTCAACAATCTGAATATAAAATGGATGCTACTCTTATTGAATACACTCCTGACTATTCAGAAAAAGTTCGTGTTTGGAAATTAGATGGATGCTGGATTTCTAGCATGAATGAAGAAGATTTTTCACAAGATGCAAACGGAGCTAGAAGAATTACCTGCACGATTCAATACGATAGGGCGTATGTGGACTATTCTGCTTAAAAATTAATTTATATGAATGATATATGGATGCTTAAGCATCCATATATCATTATTTGAGGATAAATAATGTCAACCATTATTTTAGAAGATAAAAAGGGAGAATTAGTTTCTCAAGCAAAGAAAGGTGCTAATTACAGAGATACTTCTAAAGGTAAAAATAGATATGAAAGAAGAACTAAATCAAAATTAGCATCTTCTATAAAGCATTTTAATAAGATTGACATGGATAAATTATTTAAATCAGATATTTTAGATGTCAATATTGATGTAGCTGGAGAAACTAATAACTATATAGTTAGAATTTCTTTTTCTGGATTTTTAGATGAACTTCATAAATTTATTACTTCTAGAAATATTACTGAGATAGATAGAAAAGTAATTGCTCAAGCGCTTTCACATGCATATAATACTTTTGATGTGTTATTCAATTGTAATTGTCCCGATTTTAGGTATAGACATGCCTACAACGCCACACAAGCAGGAAATTTAATTGGTGACCCAGAAGAAAGACCAATTCGACCTGGGGTGTATCACGCTGGCGGGTTATCAGCAGCTAACTATGATGGTTCTCGTGGACCTATGTGTAAACACATTACCTTAGCAATGAAAGATACTTCTTGGTTGATTCGTGTAGCTAGTGTAATTTATAATTATATAAATTATATGAAAGACCATAGAACAAGAGAATATCAAAAATATATTTATCCTGCAATTTATCAAGAACCTTATCCTGAAGATGAAATTCAACTTGATTTAACTGATATTGAACAAGAACCTACTGAAACAGAAGAAGGAATTGATTTATCAGAATATCAAGAAATTGTTGATGACGATTTAGCAAATAATAATGGAAGATTGTCAGTTACCACAAGAGCATTAATTGACGATGCTGGATTATCTTTACAGAAAAATTCTGATGGTGGTTATACAGTTCGTGGAAATAAATTGATTACAGATAAGAAACAAATAGATAAAATAAATAAATTAGCCAGAGAACGTGGCAGATTCAAACCTGGAAATGAATTTAGATTTAAACGAAATACGGAACCTACGGATGACCAACAAAGAATTGATTTTGATAGTATAAGTGAGGAATAAAATGGATAGTAAATATTTACTAGAAGCCATAAATATTTCAGATGATATTCCTGATGAAAACAGAAATGGAAATTGTTATCAAGCTGCTTTTAATAAATTTATGGAAAACCCTCGTAAATATACTCTTGTTCATGGTATTGTAACAGGACAAGGACCTATTTCTGGTATGCAATATGGTCATGCTTGGGTAGAAGATGGTGATATAGTTATTGATATGACTCTCCCAGCTCATTTACAGAAGTTACCCAAAGATTTATATTATGCAACCGGACATATTGAAGATACACGAAAATATAACGCAAACCAAGTATTAAAAATGATTGATAAGTATGAAACTTATGGTCCTTGGGATAAAATATTTGATAATTATTATTGAGGAGTTAAAATGAAAAATGCGGTAATTAAAAGTTTATATGAATCGTTTAATAAATCTTTAAATGAGTCATATGAATATTGGACGGAAGAAGATTGGGCAAATAAATTACAGGATGTATGTAATTTAAGTATAGAAGAAACTGATGATTTACTTCATGATTTAAACAATCTTAGAGGTGATGAGTGGCTAGAAATTGTTGAAGATAATTGTAATGATGAAGAATTGCTCATTGCGTTTAAAAAATTTATTGGCGCAGAAGATAGCGTAGAAGAATCTTTATCCGAAGATTATAATTCTGATTTACAAATTGAAAGAGAAGTACAAAAGTATCTTGATGACCATGATTTATGGGGTGATGTATCAGTTCATGACGGAGTAGTTTCAGTTGAAATTCATTGGGGTGATTGGAAACATGACCATTGGTATTGCCAAGATTTAATGAATGAATTAGGTTATACTCTCATTAATAAAGTAGTAACTGAAGAAGATGGTTCTGATACTTTTTCAGCTATTCATACTTATGAGAAAATGAAAGATATTGATGAATCAATGAATGATAAGCAATTTCCAGAATTTAAAGATTGGTTAGAACAAGAATATTATCCTGGATTTGACCCTTCAGATTTATCTGATGAAGAATATTATGAATTAGAAGATTTATATCACACAGAAAAAGAAAAATTTGAGGAAAAATAAATGAAAAATTATTTAATTGAAAGTATGACTTCGTTATATGGAAATTTAAACGAAGCTATTTCAGGCTGGAATGAGGATGAATACCTTCATTTTGCATTTAGATGCCAAAATTGTCCTGCTTTAGTTGCTGGTGATAATGATGAGTGGATTTGTGATGAAGTAGAAAAACCTTGTTCACAAGTTGTTGAATGTCCAGAAGGATTAGGTATTCTAGTTGATGAATCATTAAAAGAAGATTATAATCCGCAATTACAATCAGATGTGTATAATGCTTTAGCTGATATTATGTTTAAATATCATAATAAAGGAATTAAAGTTACACCTGAACAAGTTCAACAAGCTTTTGAGTGGTTTGATGTACATTTCTGGGCAGATGAAGATTTAGATGAA